GTGATTGCCTACCTGGCCAGGGAGTTGCCGCAGTTGATGAGCAGCGGCGACAACTGGCAGGTGACTCTCCACGGTGGGCGAGGCGGCGATGTGCAGGTCGAGACGCACCGGAAGACGGCGCTGGTGGACAAGCGCCGCCGCGATGTGGAGGGGGCAAGTACCACCAAGTAGGTCGAGGCGAATAGGCTGGCTCGTGATAGGGCGCCGGCGTGCGTGGCTGCAAGGCCATGCCGCCGGCGCTTTGCATTGGGAGGGGCGAGCGTGCCGAGGGCGATGGCTCGGGCGTGCCGGTATCCAGGCTGTGGGCAGGCGGCCGTGCGCAGTGGCTACTGCAGCGAGCACACGACGGCACGCTCACGCAGCAACGAGGCAGGGCGTGCGTCGTCGAGCGAGCGAGGCTATGGCTATCGCTGGTCGCGGCTCAGGCTGATGGTGCTGCGTGCGCAGCCAGCGTGTGCGGTGTGCGGTGCGCCGGCGACGGACGTCGACCACGTCGTGCCGCGTCGGCTCGGTGGTCGCGACGCGCTCGACAACCTGCAACCCCTCTGCCATGCCTGCCATTCTCGTAAAACGAATCGCGAGCGCGCCGGGTCGTGAACGGGCCGCCGGCGCACCCGGTGGGGGGATCAAATCTCTACACCACGCTGTAAGAGGACCCGCCGCCCCTCATTTGCACGCATAAGGCCCAAAACGTGATTTTGTGAAAGGGTGATTCTGTGAGGAGGGAAAGGGATGGGTGGCTTCGGGAGTGGGCCGCAGGCGGCGGTGCGACGGCGCGGGAGGGCGAAGCTGCACAGGCCGGCGGGGCTGCCTGAGGGGGCGACGCCATACTTTCGGGAGCTGGCGCGGCGGGCTGCCGACCATGGGCTGACGCAGGCGGATGCGCCGATGCTGGGGCAGCTGGCGACGGCGCTCTGGATCGCCGACCAGGCGGCGCAGCGCATGGCCAGCGACGGACTGCTGATGACCGACCAGGCGCACGGCGACGGCCGGGAGATGCGCAAGCACCCGGCGTTCACGATCTGGCGGAACGCGGTGGCGGTGGCGGACACGCTGGCGAAGCAGTTTGGGCTGACGCCGGCGGCGCGGGCGCGGCTGGGGCTGGAGCAGGACGACGGAGCGCCCAGCCTGGCGGAGGTGCTCTTTGGGGAGGTTGCGGATCATGCCGGGGGTTGAGAACTTTCTGGATGCGTACATCCCGAGCGGGGCGGGGGAGGCGCTGGGCGTGGCGCGGGAGGTGGCGCTGGACGTAGGCGCGAACCATGGGGTGTGGAGCCGCTACCTGGCAGACCGCTATGCGGCCGTCTATGCGGTGGAGGCGAACCCGGCGCTGCACGAGGAACTGACCCACCTGCACCCGAACGTGCAGCTGCTGCCGGTGGGGGCGTGGAGCCGGGCGGAGCGGCGCACGTTCACCCAGTTTGCGCTGGACGGGAACACGTCGACGGCGGAGGGGTGGACGGGGATCATGGCGGGGCCGCCGGTGGGGAGCTTCGAGGCGGAGTGCGCGCCGATCGACATGTTGGCCCGCGAGGGGCGCATCAAGGGGCGGGTGGCGTTCCTGAAGATCGACGTCGAGGCGGCGGAGGTGGAGGTGCTGCGAGGGGCGCGCATCACGATCGAGCACGACCGGCCGCATGCGATCATCGAGGTGCACTCCTACGGGTGGATGTCCCAAAAGCTGATGGAGGCGTGGGGCTACCGCGTGACGTTGGTGCGGCACCCCTACTACAGCGAGGGCGACGCGTGGTGGGACAAGCACTACTGGCTGGTGTGCGAGCCGGCGTGAGTGGCGAAGACGGGGAGCGGGGAGCGGGGAGCAGGGAACGGGGCGCCGCCGGCGGGAGGGGGCGCTTACGTCGACGACGCGTTCTATTTCGACGAGCGGGCGGCGGATGGGGCGGTGCGCTTCTTCGAGCGGGTGCTGCGGCACACGAAGGGGGAGTGGGCGGGGCGGCCGTTCGTGCTGGAGGGGTGGCAGCGGGAGGAGGTGATCCGGCCGCTCTTCGGGTGGAAGCGCAGGGAGGACGGCCGGCGGCGCTACAAGTACGCGTTTCTGGAGTGGCCGCGCAAGACGGGGAAGAGCACGATCGGCTCGGGGATTGCGCTCTATCTGCTGACGGCCGACGGCGAGGGCGGGGCGGAGGTGTACAGCGCGGCGGCGGACCGGGCGCAGGCGAGCATTGTGTTCGACCAGGCGCAGGCGTTTGTGATGGAGAGCCCGCTGCTGGCGAAGGAAGGGGTGCGGCCGTACAAGCGGGAGATTCGTGCGCCGGCGCACTCGCGCTACCAGGTGCTGAGCGCGGACGCGTTTACGAAGCACGGGCTCAATCCACACGGGGTGCTCTTCGACGAGCTGCACGCCCAGCCCGGGCGCGAGCTCTTCGACGTGCTGCGCACGGGGATGGGGGCGCGGCGGCAGCCGCTCTTTGTGATGATCACGACGGCCGGCTACGACATGAACTCGATCTGCTTCGAGCAATACGAGTATGCGAAGCAGGTGCAGGCGGGCATCGTCGACGACCCGGAGTATTTCGTGCACATCACGGAGGCGGAGCGGGAGGAGGACTGGACGGACCCGGCGGTGTGGCGCAAGGCGAACCGCAACCTGGGCGTGACGGTGCTCGAGCAGTTCTATGCGGCGGAGTGCCGGCGGGCGCTGGCCAGCCCGGCAAGCCAGAACGCGTTCCGGCAGCTCTACCTGAACCAATGGGTGAGCCAGGAGAGCCGCTGGCTGGACATGGGGGCGTGGATGGAGTGCGCGACGCCGCTGCCGGAGCTCGAGGGGCGGCCGTGCTATCTGGGGCTGGACCTGGCGAGCGTGAGCGATGTGGCGGCGTGGGTGGCGGTCTATCCGCCGGAGGAGGGGGACGAGGAGGGGCTGTGGTGGATCGAGCCGCACTTCTATGTGCCGGGCGATAACCTGGTGGAGCGAGGGCAGCTGAACCGGGCGCCGTATGGGCTGTGGGTGCAACAGGGGCATCTGACGGCGACGACGGGCAATGTGATCGACTATGGGCGGATCGAGGCGGACATCCTGGCCTTTGCGGAGCGGCATCCGGTGCGCCAGGTGGGGGTGGACACGTGGAATGCGCAGCAGATGGCGCAGAACCTGATGGCGCAGGGGCTGGAGACGTGGGCGGTGCGGCAGACCTTTGCGGGGCTGTCGTTTGCGACGAAGGGGCTGGAGCGGCTGGTGCTGGGCGGGCAGGTGGGGCACGGGGGGCACCCGGTGTTGCGCTGGATGGTGGACAACGTGACGGTGGTGCGGGACGCGGCGGAGAACATCAAGCCGGACAAGAAGCGGAGCCGGAACAAGATCGACGGGGTGGTAGCGACGGTGATGGCGCTAGACCGGGCGTTGCGGCAGGAAGGGACGGGCCCGAGCGTGTATGAGGAGCGCGGGCTGCTGCAAATCTGACGAACGGCAACGGCAACGACTTGACACAGAGACGCGGAGGAAAAGCGGAGAACGGCAACGGCAACGGCTTGACACAGAGACGCGGAGGCGCAGAGGAACAGCGGAGAACGGCAACGGTGGTGGACAGCATTAGACGACGTGGCCGGCGTGGACGCGGTGGACGGTGCGACGGTGCGACGGTGCGACGAACGGACGGGAGGGGGAGATGAAGGTGAGCAGGATGCCGGGGTATCAGTCGCCGTGGCTGCGGGCGGAGGACCTGCAGGGGCACACGGTGACGGTGACGGTGGCGTCGGTGACGGCGCAGACGATGCGCAGTTTTGAGGGCGTGGACGAGGAGCGGCTGGTGGTGGGCTTTGAGAACAAGGCGAAGAAGTTGCCGCTGAACCGGAGCCAGGCGTCGGTGTTTGTGCGGCTGTTCGGGGACGACACGGAGACATGGCTGGGGAAACAGGTGCAGCTTTCGCCGGCGGAGAGCCGCCAGCCGGGGAAGCTGACGATCGCCGTGACGGGGGTGGCGACGGCGGAGGGCGGCGCGCTGCCTTTCTAGGGCGCAGGGGAGGTGGCGATGGAGCAGCGGATCGAGCTGCGGAGTGCAGGGGGGCCGCTGCTGGGGGTGCTGATCCTGGGGGCGATGCGGCTGCAGGTGAAGCGGGGGCATCGCATGTTTGAGGTGGACCTACTGGGGACGCAAGCATGCGGGGAGCCGGTGGTGTTTGAGCGGGTGCTGTATCCGGACGGGGTGGACGAGGTGGACAGGGTGGACGAAGTGGACGGGGTGAGGGATGCGGATACTGCTGAGTAGCAATGCGCCGTGGTGCCGGACGGGGTATGGGGTGCAGGTGGGGAGCCTGCTGCCGAGGCTGGGGGCGCTGGAGGTGGTGGGGAAGCCGGAGAACATCGGGGTCTTTGCGTGGTTCGGGCTGCAGGGCGGGTTGAGCCAATGGGGGCCGCACCTGCTCTATCCGGGGCATGGCCACCCATACGGGACGGATGTGATTGGCCACCATGCGAAGCACTTCGGGGCGGAGGTGGTGATCACGCTGATCGACGTGTGGACGCAGGAGGGGGTGGCGGGGAAGGTGGCGCCGGCGCAGTGGCTGCCGTGGTTCCCGATCGACACGCAACCGGTGAGCCCGAAGGTGCTGGAGGCGCTGGCAGGGGCGGCGCTGCCGATCGTCTATTCGCGCTTTGGGGAGCGGATGCTGCGGGAGGCGGGCGTGGCCAGCGCCTATGTGCCGCACGGGATCGAGCCGGCGATCTTCCAGGTGCTCGACGAGAAGGTGACGGCGCAGTTCCG